AGGTCTTGGGACCAACGCAGGATTGTCTACATCACAGGGAGGCAATAATGTTTCTAGTGTATCAGCGGGTTCTTTAGCTGGTGTAGTTGGGCTTGGTTTAGTTGGTGGTGTTATCAGTGGACAGGGATTATCTATGGGTCCACTGGGCAATGCTGTAGGACTTGGTAATGTTGGGGCTGGATTTAATAATTCTGATCCAAACGCGCAACTTGGTGTTAATACCGGAAAAAGTAGTAATAATAATTCGACATTACTGCAGCAAAATTTTAATAATTCATCTGGAACAACAGGTTTCGGAGGAATACCTCCTGCAAAACCCATTTATGATAATAATGGGAATGTTATTGGTAATATAAGAACAATCCAAATTTAAATATAAATAGCAGGTAACATCAAAATATGGAGAATAATGATGGTGACCTACCACCAGGGAAATTTTGAGCCTAAAAACCCACAAAAAATGATTGGTAAAAGCTCTCCAACATGGAGATCATCATGGGAGCTTGCGTTTATGAATCTTCTGGATAATCATCCGAATGTTTTGCAGTGGGCATCTGAACCATTAGAAATTCCGTATCGCAATCCATTAACAGGGAAACAAACAATTTATATTCCTGATTTTTTAATAATATATATTGATAAAGCTGGTGGTCGTCATGGTGAAATTGTTGAGATAAAACCATTAAAAGAGACATCTATGGAACATGCAAAAACCACCAGAGATAAAGCTGCTGTTGCGGTAAATACAGCAAAATGGAAGGCTGCTATACAATTTTGTCTTCATCAGGGTTTAACATTTAGAATATTAACTGAGGAAAGTTTATTCTCACAGCAAATGAAAACCGCACCTAAAAGAAGTGTTAGAAAAAGGAGAAAATAATTGTCAGATAAAATATGCGAAACTCTTAATCTTCCAACTATGGCGGAAGTCTTGGGAGATCAACCAGATGATAACAACACTGGCATAGATAACCTTGTAAACGCCTTGGGAAACACTTCAATGGGTGAATTACAGATGGCTGATGAAGAGGGTGTTTTAGAGCATGCCGAAGAAATGAATGAGATTTATGAAGAAGCGATGCAGGGATATCGTGATTTAATGGATCTGGCAATGAATATGGAAGCAAAAAATGCAGGAACTGTTGCTGAACCGGCAGCAACATTTTTGAAAATTGCTTTAGATGCATCAAAAAATAAAACGGATTCTAAATTTAAAAAATTACGTTTGAAATTGGATGTAGAAAAATTCAATCTGGCTAAAGAAAAAGAAAAAGGAAAATCCGAAATTATCGATGTTACTGAAGAGACATTCGAAGCTAATCGCAATGATCTGATAAAAATCTTACAATCTAAGAAAAATGCTACCCGTGATAAATAATATCAAATAAGATTTATTTAAAACAAGGATATGAAATGGTTAAAGATTTTAAAGCATATTATGAAGAATCGATCAGAAGTTATGAATATCGTTTAAAATTTGCTTCTATTGATGTCACTGAAGAAGTAATAGATCAGATAGAACGTTTACTTTTGAAATATGAAATAGTTGAAATGTCCCGTCCTAAAAAAACAATAATTCAAGAAAATCCACTTGATTTTTATGGTTTAAATAATGTAGATGTAACTATAATTGATATTGTTACACACATACCTTTTAGTCCGTTTAACATGCAGATGGAATTAAAAAGTTTATTGAATGTTCCTGAAAAATTTATAGTTATTCGTAGTGAAAATGATCCATTGGAAAAAGAGACACAGCGATTAAATGATATTACAGCAATGAATGATCAGGCAGAGAAAGATGGTTTGACAACAGCATCCCTGCTTTCTATAGATCCATCTTCGATTGAAAATGCAGCAAGCATTCCTGGAAAAAGATTATTTGGTAACGAATATAATGTTAGTTTATTAAAATTCCTAGCTGGTGTTGCTGCAAATAGAGTAGCAAACACTATAAAACCAGAATCTACACAAAATCCAGAACCACTTAAAGTTGCTGGGACAAACAATATTGGTTTTTGTGAACCAGCTGAAAATTTCAATAATGATATTATTGATGCAATAAAACCAGTTCCGTATTGGGAAAAATCTGATATGGATATCGATATGAATTTATCTAAAAAACTTGGACCATATGATAATCTTACAGATAAAATAAGTTCAAATGGGAAAATATATAAAGATGACAACGGCAAACGAATATATGTTAATAAATAATATATAATATAATTTAATAAAGGAAGAAAGATGTCAACAGTTAATGATTTAAGAACAGTCAAAGGTAAATTGGTAACAATTAACTCAAGTGACTCGCATAAAACGGTTAGTCTTACTGACAATGCTGTTATTAATTGGGATGTAAGCCAAGGATCAAATGCAATTGTGATGTTAAATCACAATTTGGCAACAAGAATGTTTGCGGTTCCATATAATTTGGTTTCAGGTCAAACTTATACATTGACATTAATTCAAGATAAAGTTGGTGGAGCAGGAATATCTTTTGCTTCTGGTGTTAATGTTTATAGTTCAATTAATATGCAACCAATATATAAAACAACAATAACATTTGTTTGTGCATCAACGCTTACCGGTTTAATATTAAATTCCTTAACAACATCTTATCAAATCGATACCAATCAACAGGTTTAAGGTGAATGAAATGAGTGATGAACAACAAATAAGACTGATGATTACAAAACAAAAAGATTCGGGCAATGGTCAATTAAATACGTCATCTACTGATTTATCATTTGATTCATTAGAATCGCTACAGAGAATGTTGTCATTAGCAGGAATAAAATCAGATTTAGAACCAACACAAGAAATTCCAGTTGTAGAAAGTTGGGATGGCAATTATCATGATGGTGATATATCATATGAATTATCTGACATTTATCCAAAGGGAAATGCAGAAATATGGTATTCTGCAGGATTGTCCTTTAGGGATATGTCAATGGGTGTAGACTGGCTTAAAGAACATGGCGAACTACCAACATTACAGACATTATCACAAAGTCACGTTTTAATTGGCAGCATTCAGGCTGATGTGAATACACTTGAGGATGTATTTTACAAAATGCAGGGAGAAAATTGGAGTCCTAACGGCGAAGCAAGATCCATGATACGAGCTTTAGATACACACACTTCCATGAGTGTTGGTGATATTGTTAAAATAGGAAATCAGCTTTTTATGGTTGATCGTTTTGGTTTTGAAGAGATCACTAATGAAGGCGATCTTCCTGGTGAGTTCACTATGGAAGGACTTGTTGAAACAATAGATAACTATGGTAATTTGGATTTAGAAATTGATCCTGATAGTCAAGCAGAAATATATTATGGCTGGTATCACAATATTGCTGGTGATATGACAATAGAAGACTATGCTGAATTACATGATATATTACCACAACAATTAATGGCAATTATAGATAAATTTCAAAACAAAAATACCATAGATGAAGAATTTGAAGACTACGAAGGGCATGAACAAGAATTATATAATCGTTGGATACAATTTAATATAGAACATCAAGATGATCCAATTGATGAAGATGATTTATTAAACATGTTTTGTGATGAAAATGGCTTAACACCTGAATATATGCAATCGATTATTATGCATGCAGATAAAGGAATACATGAAATGCAAGATTTTGAAAATACATTAAGAAGCCCAAATAAAAAACCAGGTAAAGACATGAGAAACCATGATGAATTTGGCCATGCTGCACCAGTAACCATGAAAGGTAAAAACGGTTGGGCAAGATATGGCGACAACGCATTAGCAGAAACATTAGAAGAATCAAAAATTAATAATCTTGCTACATTGCTAGAAGAAGAAAATAATGATGATTTCAAATCAACATTCACAAAAATAGCAAATCAAAATTATAATTTATCTGAAAATGAAATAATAACATTAGCAAATACATTCATTGGATTATTACAGGATAAATCATCTTCAAGATTTAATTCAGTAAAATCATTAATAAATTCAATTACTGAATCCAAAAAAATGATGAGTAGCCTAAAAAAAAAGTAGATGAAGATGCTGATGATGCATTAGATTTTGCAACAAAAGCCCATGCCAATCAAACAAGATCAAGCGGAGAACCATATATTTCTCATCCAAAAAGTGTTGCGGATTCAATAAGACAATATAAAAAATCACACAATCTTGATGCTTTAATAAGTGCTGCATTGTTACATGATACGGTGGAAGATACAGATACAACACATGAGGCATTACATGATTTGTTTGGTGGATTAGTAGCATCCTTAGTAAAAGAATTGACAAGCGATAAAGAAAAAATCGAAAAAATGGGCAAAGCAAAATACCTTGCACATAAAATGGAAACAATGAGTAGCTATGCTTTGGTTATTAAACTTGCTGATAGATTAGACAATGTTCAGGATATTAAAACAGCAAAAACACCTGAATGGCGTAAAAAATATGCTACAGAAACAAATCATATTCTCGATCATATTGAAAAAAATCGTGTATTGTCAGGAACACATAGAAAACTTATTAGTTTAATTCGTGAAAAATTGAATGAGATTAATGATTAATTATAAATAATATAAGGTTATAATTATATTAGGTGATAATCATGGCAAGTCAAATGCCCGATGTTGTTAAAAGAGCATTTCAAAAAGATAAATTCACAGTCAATAAGGTTGAAGAATTAGAAAAATGTATGGATGATCCCATATATTTCGCAAAAAAATATGTCAAAATACAGCACTCCACAAAAGGCATGATTGATTTCACTATGTTTGATTATCAGGAAGAAATGATCAACATATTCCATAAACATACCAGAAGTATCATATTGGCAGGTAGACAGTTGGGAAAATGCTTATGCTATTCTACAATATTAACACATAATAAGTCAAAAGTCAAATTTTCTAACATAATAAAACTCAATATAAAACAACGACTTGTAGCATATTTAGAAGAATTATTGTTAAAATTAGCAAAATAACAACATAATTCCTTGCCGAAATGATAAATAACTATAATGATTTATCGTTTATGAGGAATATTATGACTGCAAAATTAACTACTGAAGAATTTATAAAAAGATCAAAAGAAAAATTTAATAATACATTTACCTATGAAAAAACAATATGCATTAATTCAACAACACCATTAATAATTACTTGTAATAATATTGATTTTGAAATAACGCCACAAAGACATTTAGAATCATCCACTGGTAAAATTATAATCACAAAAAATAAATTATCGAGAAGTTGTTCTATCTGCGGGGAAATGATGATCACAGAATCAAAAACTGATTTAAGCGGTTTTATTCAGCATGGAAAAGAAAAACATCCCGGTTATTTTTTAGGAGCATTACCAGAATATAAATGGATTGAAAAGAAATATTATAATCCTATTAACCAAACTTGGTATGGATCAAGACTTTATTTGTCAAGATCATTAACTAAATTAGGAATTTCCAATGAAGAATATTATTTGAAGTATGGCGAACAATATATGCCTGAAGAATGGAATAAAAATAACAATCATTCTATATTGGGTAATGCACACAATCATAATAAGTGTATAGAATGCGGTGAAAAACTTAAATTTGATGATGGTCATTGGGAATATCCTGCATTTTGTTCAAATACAAAATGCAATATTAATTGGTATAATAGAAATACTAAAAGACATAAAATAGCAGGTGATAGTATTAAAAAAACATTATTAGAAAATAATGATGTTTTGCCAACTCAAATAGGATATTGGCTTAAACAAGGGATGAATCAAGAAGAAGCAGAAATAAAATTGAAAGAACGTCAACAGACATTTACCTTAGAAAAATGCATTGAAAAATATGGCGAAGATAAAGGAATAGAACGATTTAATAAAAGACAAATGTTATGGAAAGAAAGTCTTAAAAAATCAGGAATGTATTGCGGATACTCAATGGTTTCGGAAAAATTATTTGAAGAAGTAGAAAAAACAATACCAAATATATTTTATGGTAAAAATGAAAAAGCAATATGGATTAATGAAAAAAAAGTTATTTGGGTTGATTGTTTAGAACAGAGCAAGAAAAAAATCATTGAATTTTATGGCGATTATTGGCATGGAAATCCAAATAAATATAAACCAACCGATTTAATAAAATACATGAAAGGAATCATTACTGCAGAAGACAAATGGAAAATTGATGTTGAACGAATAAAATTATTGGAATCAAAAGGTTATAAAGTATTAATAATATGGGAATCTGAATATGTCGAAAATCCTAATTTAGTAATAGGAAAATGTATAGGATTTTTAATGTGATAAATACTGTGATGAAGAAATTTTTAATAAAAATAATACAAGGAATTTTATGGTTAATTGATTCCGATCATCGTATCAAAGAAGAAATTGATATGGATGATATGAAAAAGTTTACTGATATACAAAATGTATCATTTGAATCTGATTTTGGTCATGTATCAAAAGTGTTTAGAACTATTCCATATGAAGTATGGGAATTAAAAACAACAAATCATAGTTTATATGGAGCAGATAAACATAGGGTTATTAATGAAAATCATGAATGTATTTGGATGCAAGATTTAAAACCTGGTGATAAAATAAAAACAGATACTGGTATTGAAGAAGTTATATCATCAAAATCCTTAAATATTAGAACTCATATGTATTGTATACAAGTAGATACAGAAAAATCAGAAGATATAAACAATCATTTATATTATGGCGATGGGATTCTAAGTCACAATACCACTTGTGCGGCAGCATATATTATATGGAGAGCAATGTTTGTTCCAGATCAGACAATATTAATTGTGGCAAATAAGCAGGTTCAAGCATTAGAAATTATGGATCGTATAAGATATGCCTACGAAACATTACCTGATTGGCTTAGAGCTGGTGTCAGAGAATATAATAAAGGAACACTCACGTTTGATAATGGATCACAAATTGTATCACGTGCTACTGCAGGGGACGCAGGTCGTGGTCTTTCGATATCTTTATTATATGCCGATGAATTTGCATTCGTTAGAAAAAATATAGCTCATGAATTTTGGTCTGCCATTTTACCAACACTATCTACTGGTGGGGATTGTATTGTTACATCGACACCAAATAGTGATGAGGATCTATTTGCAGAATTATGGTTTGGTGCAGCACAAGTATTTGATGAAAACGGCGAAGAAATTCCAAATGGAATAGGAAGAAATGGTTTTAAAGCACTTAAAGTAAAATGGGATGCACATCCAGAACGTGGTGAAGATTTTGAGAAAAAATTCAGATCACAACTTGGGGACGAAACTTTTGAACGCGAATTTAATTGCCTGCTGCACAATTCTATCATAGAAATTATTGATTGTCAAGATAAAAAATCGCAGATTTCCATAGGTGATTTATTTAATAAATTAAAATTCGGTGATAAATAATATGAATGAATATATTGAAAATAATCAAGGATATAAAATACTAACAGAAAATGGTTATAAATCATTTGCTGGCATAGCATATATGGGCGATAAACCTATTTATAGAATAGTTTTTAATAATTCATGGTTAGAATGTACAATTAATCATCGTGTTATTGACTGGAAAGGCGAAGAAATATTTGTCAGTGACCTGAAACAAGGTGATAAAATACTATCATTGAAAGGCGGATATTCAGTTGTAAAAGAAATTACTGATACAGGAAAAATTGAAGCAGTTTATGATATTATTGATGTTGATGGTCATAAATTCTATGCGAATAACATATTAGTTCATAACTGCGAATTTATTATTGCTGATAATACATTAATTTCATCTGCATTTTTGAAAGATGGTTTCATAGCAAAACCAGAAATATTTAAAACAGGACATATACGCTGGTATTCTGAAATAAAACCAAATAAACAATATGCCATAACACTCGATCCTGCAATGGGAACTGGTCACGGCGATTATGCTGCTATTCAAATATTTAGTTTACCAGATATGGAACAGGTTGGTGAATGGAGAAGTCAAATTGCACAGCCACATGAGCAAGTTCGAATATTACTGCAAATATTAACATTTATATATAATTCATTAAAAAATAATTCAGAACATTTTGGTGATCCAGAAATATACTGGACAGTTGAAAACAATTCACTCGGAGAAGCTGTATTAACCATTATTGATGATACTGGTGAAGATAATTTCCCAGGATGGTTTATACATGAACCTAAAAAAAGTGGCATGGGTCGCAGAAGAAAAGGTCTTAATACAAATAAAAGAAGCAAATTATTAGCTTGTTCAAAATTAAAACATCTTATAGAAACAAGAAAAATGATAATAAATTCAAAATTTTTAATATCCGAACTTAAAACATTTGTATCCCACAGTGATTCTTTTGCTGCAAGTCAGGGAGCAAATGATGATCTTGTTTCAGCAACATTGCTTATAGTTAGAATAATAGGTATTATAACACAATCAGATGCTGATTTATATGAACAATTAAATGATGCTATAGACCTTGATGACACAGCAGATATGGAACCCATGCCTATTGTTTTTTAGTATACATGATAAATAATACAAACAACAATTGAAAGAATGACATGGCAATTTTTGAAGATTTAGCAGATGAAATTTTTAGAATACTCAAGAGTAGAAATTATAAATTAAGTTTATTCAATGAAGAAGGAACAAAAATTTATAAGCCTGAAGAAGCAAGAAAATTTTTTGCTTCACCGAGTAATTTAGTAGTATCAATAAATAAAGATGGTTTGGATAGTTCAGTATCATTATATTTAAGTAAAGATGTTGATATTAAAGATGCAGGAATTATTGATTTGATTGATACCCTAAGAAATACATCTACAAAACATGGTATTATTTTAAATGTTAGAAAATATGCAAAAGAATTGAAAAAAAGTGATTTTGCCGTTCAAGCGAAAATTAGAGAGGATGTAAAGATGGATGTTATTAATGAAGATATTCAAACTGAAATAGGACAAAAAATAGGTCGTTTCGCAAAAGATAGAAAAGCATCAAATTGGAATCAAGTAGCATCAAGCGTATCTGCAACACAAATACAATCTATACTTGGTGATTTATACAAAGATTTAGAATATATCGATTCTGGCGATTTATATGTTTCGTCTATCCAGCATGGTGAACCAAAACCATGCGATTTCTTTCATTGCGAATATAATGTTCCGCAGGTATTCATATTAGAAAATACATATGGTTTATTTCTAGTCAATACAGAAGGATATAATTATGCAAAATATGTTTGTAAATTAATTGATGATATTCAGGAAGAGAATGAATTAAGCGAATCCTTTGCAGTTGGTGCAAAAGTTAAAAAAACGATGGGCGTAAAACTATCAGGGTCTGTAATAAAACCATTTACCTGGTATAAACAGGATGATGGTGGATATAGTGAACCAAAAAAAGGAGATATTCCAGTTAAATGGTCAGACGGCACAAAAGGATATATAGCTCCAAGATTCCTCGAAATTGAAGAATCTCTAACAGAATCAAAATCACTCCCACCTTCATTTGGCGGGAAAAAAACTTCATATCAAAAAATAGGCGAATCAAAACTAATTATTCGCCATTCAGCACCTGTCAAAGAAGGTGTATTTGGATCACGTGGAAGAAATATTAGTTCGATATTTATTGAAACAAGTTTAGGAGAAAGATTTTTATATCCTCATTCACATTTATCTGGTGCTCGCGCTATGGCAAAACACATAAGCGAAGGTGGCAAACTTAAAGACAAATTGGGTAGACATATAATAGGATTAAGCGAAGAATATAAAAATCTTTCAGATATAGCTGGTTATGTTTATAAAAACAGAATTAATTTAGATGAAGGGGCATTGGTTATTCGTGAATCTTTGAGAGACCGTGCAAAAAATATTCGTTCTGAATTAGGAAGAGTAGTAGGATCATATACTAAATTTACAGAGAATTTTAACCCAACAAAAACATTGGTTGAAGGAACAAATGATGAAGTTTTAAGATTGGCAACAATTTTAAAATTATCAGAAAGCGATAGTATATACAAAGCATTAAAATTTGCTGCACCATATACAAATAAATTAAATGAAGCAGAAGTTGCACCAGCAATGGAACCAAAGAAAAATCCATTTACAGAATATGCTACGCAATGGGTTGAAAAAATAGCAAGAAATTCAGGAAAATTGGGTGATGTGGATGTTGCAGATAGAACAGTAAAAGCTAGTCGTGTAGGATCAGATGCATCTAAAGTAAAACCTGTTGGAAATGATGTAATTACCAAAGTTATTGATAATAAGAAACGATATAATACACACGAAAAAGGTCAAAATGATGAGTTATCCGAAGATATTGCGGATTTAGCTGAAGGATTTAAATTAATATCAAAAGGACAGTTGAAATCAGTTGCCCCGAAATTATCAAAAGTTGTAAAATTTAGAACACCAGAAGATGAGTATCGTATTAAATTGGCATTATGGTTAAAACCAGATCCAAATATTAAACCTATGGTATCGATGTTTATATCAACTTTAACTGATAAGTTGTCAGATGGTAAAAAATTATCAAATAACGAAAAATTCTTTGCAGACAAATTAGTTGGAGCAGTAACACTTGAAGAAGGCATTCGTGAAATGCATAATTTATCAAAATGGTTTGAACAATTTGATCCATTATCAGTTCTCAAAGAAAGCGATTTTGAAACAAATTCTGGTATAAATTTAGTATTATCACTAATGAACGACATGGACGAACATGACAAAGAAATGATTGGTGGACCTGAAGAAATCGTTAATTATTGCATTGATAATGCTCGTAAAATTTCTATGAGAGAAGGAACTCTTTGGAATGGCATAAATGATGAAGAATTCGAATATCTTTGTGGATTTGTTGAAGGGTTTAGTGACGGTATGGATGATATGATGGATGGTGATCATGAATCTGCATTAGCATCCGCTGGATTTGGAACTGACGAAGATTATGGATACAATGGTTTCGATGAATCTTTTGATGCCATCGTAAATAATATAATCAACGAAAATGAATGTGAATATGAAAATGTTGTATTTTTACAGGATCATCAGGCAGAGGAATTTTTTAATATTCTAGATGATGAAGGCGAACACGCTGCATTAGAATATTTAAAACAATGGCATTATCCTGGTGAACACGTGTGTTCAAATGAATTAGGACATGGATCAACAGATGATATCTACGAAGAAACAGATGAAGATGGTGGCGAATATATTATGACATATAATCGCAGTCTCGGATATGCTGGACTACAATATAAATCAAACATAATGGAAGGCAAAACATATCGTGCCAATGATGATGATGAAGAAAATGTTAAAACAAAAAAGAAAATGTCTAATCGACCACCGGCACCGTGGTGGTTTCCAAATGCGTCGCCCCACAAGGCAGAAAAAGCAAAAGCGAAGAAAAGACAGGGATTACCGGCTGAAGAAGATTTAAATGAATGGTCTGAAGAACCTACAACTAATTGGACTGATGAAGCATCAAAAAAATCAATTGCGATGCAAACACTTAGATTAACTGATGAACAGGTTGGTCTGATTGGATTGGGCATGTCAAAAACACAGGCAAGACAATATTTAAAAAGTATAGGTCAAACCCCAGAAGAAATTGCCAAATTGGAGGAAGATTCTACTGAAGATGCCCATAATGATGTTATGACTTTAAAATCAAAAAGACAAGAACATCAAAAAAAAACAAATAAAAAATTAGGCATTGAAGAAGATGAAGATGATCCAATCGGCGGCGATCAAGATGACAGTTTAAAAAAAGAAATAAAAATGAATAAAACTGGATCACCACAGGATCATAAACCAGATAACGAGAATGAAATTGAAGCAGATGAATATTATGGTGGATTGGATGAAGATAGTAACGATCCAGAATATAATGCGTTAGCTAATCTTAGAAGATTATCAGGAATTTAATTTACATTTTTAAATAAAACAAAAAGGCGGTATAGAAATATATCGCCTTTTATTTTGACTTACTTCAATAATAACTCATATAATTACTTTATTAGAGCAAATTATTACTTGTCATACCAAAAATAATTATTATTTTAATTTTGACATTCAAATGTAAGTTGTGGTATAAATAACTATAGTTAAATGATAATGATTATCAATTGCAATGAAAGATAGTGATTTTATTTAATTTTTATGTTAGCCCAAACCGGCAACATTACTTTTTTTTTAACATAGGCTCAATATTAGGCTCAAAGGAGATACAAATGGCTATAAATTTAAATGACATACGTGCAAAATTAATCGCAAAAGAAAACAATTCTTCCCCTACCAAATCAAAATTCGGTGGCGACAATGCAATATACCAATTCTGGAATATCCCAGAAGGGTCGCAAGCATCACTTCGATTTTTACCAGATGGTGATCAGTCAAATGATTTCTTCTGGGTCGAAAGACAAGTAATCAATCTTCCGTTTGCTGGTGTTAAAGGTGAACACACAAATGAAGTTAAGGTAACTGTTCCTTGTTTGAATATGTACGGCGAAGAATGCCCAATCATATCTGAAACACGTGCATGGTGGAATGATCCAGAACTTAAGGAAATTGCTCGTAAGTACTGGAAAAAGAAAAGTTATATATTTCAGGGTTTTGTTGTTAATTCACCATTTGAAGAACAATCAAAACCAGAAAATCCAATTCGTAGATTTGCAATAAATACATCAATTTTTGATATTATCAAAGCAAGTTTAATGAATACAGATTTTGAAGATTTACCAACAGATTATGTAAATGGTCGTGACTTCAAATTGCAAAAAACAACCAAAGCAGGATATGCTAACTACACTACATCAACTTGGTCAATGAGAACAAGAGCATTGGGTGCAGATGAAGCAACAGCAATTGAAACACATGGTTTATTTACACTAAAGGATTTCTTACCAAAGAAACCAAATGCTGAAGAAATAGAAGTGATTAAGGAATTATTCAAATCGTCTATTGATGGTGATGCTTATGATCCATCGAGATTTGGTAATTACTATCGTCCATTCGGAACTTCAAAATCATCTGATGGTTTAGATGATGTTGTAACATCAACAAAAACCACAGTTCAAATTCCACAATCAAAAGTGGTTGTTGAAAGTGATGATGACATTCCTTTTGAAACAGAAACAAAATCAAGTGCTGTTGAAGCATTAAAGGCAAGAGTTTCAGAATCTGATAGTTCAGACAAACCAAATGCATCTGATATTCTAAAAAGAATCAGAGAAAGACAAACAGGCAAATAATAGTGGTATTTGGGGAGGATAACATCCTCCCCAAAATATTAAAAATTTTATCTTTAAAGGAGAATAAAAATGGTTAGACCGATGGATTTGTCTAAATTCAGAAGAGGAATTACAAAAAGTATACCTGGTATAAGTTCTGGGTACAATGATCCGAAAGTATGGGTAGATACTGGATCATATCTATTGAATAAACTTATTTCAAATGATTTTTATAAAGGAATTCCACTAGAAGGAAAATTTTGTATGTTTGCAGGAAATTCTGGTGCAGGAAAAAGTTTGATTGTGTCTGGCAATCTAGTTAAACACTGTCAACAAAATGGTATATTTCCAGTAATAGTAGATACAGAAAATGCTATTGATAAACAGTGGCTAATCGCTCTTGGTGTAGATCCTGAAGATGGATTAGATGACGAAGGAAAACCTAATGGAAAAGAACCAAAAATAATGAAGTTCAATGTTGCAACCATTGAAGATTTGGCAAAATTTATTGGTGAATTTGTTGATGATTATCAAGATAATTACAAAGATTTACCAAAATCAGAAAAGCCACATGTTGCACTAATTATTGATAGTTTGGGTATGTTGATTACTTCACAGATGGTTGAACAGGCTGATGCTGGTACAATTCAAGGTGATATGGGGATCAAAGCCAAAAAAATCACACATACTCTTAGAACAACATTAGCAAAAATAAATGGTGAAAATATTGGTTTATGGGCGACAAATCACGTTTATACTGCTCAAGATAAGTATTCGTTGGATACTATTTCTGGAGGTCAAATGTTGGAATTCGCTTCATCGATAATAGTTCAAATGGACAAATTACTTCTTAAAGAAGATGATGAAGGAAATAAATTAAAAGGTGGTGAAGTCGCAGGTATTCGTTCATCGGTAAGTGTCCGTAAGAGTCGTTATGCTAAACCGTTTGAAAAAATGCAGATATTAATTCCATATGAAGGCGGAATGGACAAATATTCTGGTTTATTCGATTTCTTCGAAAAGAAAGGTGTTCTTGTTAAAGAAGGAAATAGATATGCTTATTCTGTAGAGGGAGAAGTTATATTTAAAGATTTCCGTAAAAATTATACACATGAAATGTTTGACAGAATTATGCAAGAATGGAAAGAGGATGATTCTAGAATTGGTGTTAATGATATCGATGAAGAACAATTTGAAGAATAAATAACCTGTTATTATAAGGAGAATATAATGGATTTAGATGCAGTTTTTATTTTGGAATTATGGGAGTCAATTCGTGACAAAATTCCATTAAAAGAAAGAGATGATGCAGCATATGGTTTTATTAAAGTAATATCCGACTGGGATGTTGATGTTTTAACTATGCGAGGGTTGCATGATGAAGATCATCATATAGATTCGGCATTAGAACTTCTTGAAGAAGAAGATGGTGGCGAAGAAGAGACAGATGACTACGATGAATAAAACAAATGGCAACAAAAGAAATGTTTCGAAAGGTGGCGTAGACTACTATCCTACGCCATCTTGGGCCATTGATGCGTTGTTGGAAAAAGAAAAATTTAATGGGACTATATATGAGCCATGTTGCGGCGAAGGTTATATGTCCAAAGCACTAATTTCACATAATTATAAAGTAATATCATCTGATATAGAAAATTATGGATATGGAACACCAAATGTAGATGCTAAACTATTGGTTGGTCCTTGTGAAAATATTATAACAAATCCACCATATAATATTGCAGAAGATTTGTTACAGCATTTTTTTACGATTTATGAAAATAAAATTGCGATGTTGTTAAGATTATCGTTTTTAGAAAGCAGAAAACGATATCCTCTATTTCAAAAACATAAACCTAAAGTTGTTTATGTGTTCCCCGAAAGATTATCATTATGTGCTGGTGGGGAAACTGTTAAAGGAGGAGGAACTATATCATATGGATGGTTCATATGGGAGAAGAATTATTCTGGTGAAACTAAATTGGATTGGTTATCGTTGGGTTTTAAAAATAAAAAATAAGAGGAAACATGTCTATTAATAAATGGTATAGAAAAATAACAGCAGATTATAATGATTATTCGCCTTTGGCCGAAGCAATAGCATTTTTTGAAGATGAGCTTATTGATGCCAAAGAAGATATACGCATACGTGGAAATTTAGAAATAGCAACAAAAGATATACCTGGACTAGTCGAACATCGTTTTAGTCAACTTCAAGAAATTGAAGCAATTCTTGAGTATATGAATATCAGATTTAGTAAGGTAAAAGGAGATAAATTTCGTCAATATATGGAAAAATATAATAGAGATTTATCATCAAGAGATGCTGATAAATTTGCAGAAGCAGATGATGAAGTTATAAAAGTATCATTATTGAGAAATGAAGTGTCTTTAATAAGAAATCAATATCTAGCTATCATGAAAGGTCTTGAACAAAAAAGTTTTAGTATAAGCAATATAGTGAAATTGCGTGCGGCTGGTCTTGATGATATCAGTCTTTAATTTCTTTTAAGGAAGATAATGAAACAGTGTAAATTAATAATTTCTAGCGAGACAAATGCAAAATTTGTCGGTTTGGATCCAGTAACAAGAAAAAAATTAGTTAAAGCAACTGAATTTTTAATTCATGCTGCAAAATATACTGTTTCTTATCAATTAGGACGATGGGATGGAAAAGTAAGTTATACTACAATTGGAGGTGGTGCTTACGTTAATCTGCTAGATAAATTGGTTCCTATTGTAATTGAAAATGGCTACGAAATAGAATTAGAAGACAATAGAAAACAGCATGAATTCATATTTTCTGAGATAGATGAAAATTATTTCGTTGATAATTTTGATAATCACGTTTGGCCAGCAAAACATAAACATGAAGGAGAATTAATTCTTCTTCGTGAACAACAAGTTGATTTAATTAATACATTTTTAAATAACACCCAATGTCTAGTTGAAGCCGCGACAGGTTTGGGTAAAACCATGATTACCGCAACATTAAGTCATGCTGTAGAACCATATGGAAGATCGATTATTATAGTTCCAAATAAAAGTTTAGTAAATCAGACAGAAGAGGATTATAAAAATATAGGATTGGATGTTGGAGTGTTTTATGGTGACAGAAAAGAATATAATAAAAAACATACAATCTGCACATGGCAATCGCTATCAATTCTTGATAAAAAGACAAAATGGCCTGAAAATTTTAATACCACCCCTGAAATGTTTTTACATGATTTTATTGAGGATGTTGTTGCTGTAATAGTTGATGAAGCACATGGAGTTACAGGTGACAGTTTAAAAAATCTCTTAACTGGACCATTTGAAAATATTCCAATACGTTGGGGTATGACAGGAACTGTACCTAAAGATGATTCTGATTATTATGCTTTGCTGGTAAGTATAGGTCCATTACTTAAAAAAATGGAT